CCCTGTGGGGCGAGGTAAAGGGTTTTGGGCTGTCGGATACCGGGGCGGGCTACGAGGTGCTCTGGGGCCGTCAGGGGGTCATCTACGGGGCTTATCCGGGCTCCAGTGATGGGAAGGCTCCAGCCGGTGAGTACGGCTTTGAGGGGGATCTGGAGGCCATTCCTGAGGCGCCGGACTGGCTGATCGCTGAGATGCGTGATGCGGCCGGCAAAGAGGTCCAGGACGGTGGCTTCATCAAGAACCGGAAGGCGCTGGATTTCTCGGATCGAGACCCAGCTGAGGTGGCTGAGATCATTCAGTCGGCACTGAAGGTGATTCCCGGCCAGGGGAATGGCAGCCGGGATCATTGGGTGAAGGTGGGGATGGCGATCCACTCGGAGTTGCCGACTGACCTCGGCTTAACGCTGTGGTCCGCGTGGTCTGCAGAAGACCCAGAATTTTCACAGGATTGGGCTGATGGCAATCCCTGCGAGGAGGTCTGGAAGTCCTTCCGCAAGGGGCGGGTAAGCCTTGGGTCGCTGTTCTGGCTGGCCGACCAGCAGATGCCGGGGCGGCTGTGGCTTGCGGAGGATCTGCGAAAGGTGGTGATGCAGCTGGAGGCGGATGCTGCTCCAGAGCACCTGCCCCGTTTCTCCGAAATCATGCTGGCCACGCGGGAAGCACTCCAGCTTGAAAATCCGGCTGAGCAGAAATACGAGCTGCACAAGATCGCGTACAAGGCAAAAATGCGCGACGCCTTCGAGCTGGAAAAGATGTATGTCGATCAAGTCCAGTACGAGTCTCAAGCTGAGACGATGACGGTGAAGGAGCTGCTCCAGCAGGATTTTGAGCGCAGCTACTTAATTCCTGATCTACTCCCGAATCCCGCAGTGGTGCTGATCTATGGCGCTGGCGGTGATGGCAAGTCCATGGCGGCTTGGACTCTTGCGAAACACATTGCGACAGGTGCGCCGTTTGTGATCCGGGGGCAGCACGTTCCAGTGCAGCAGGGGCCGGTACTGCTGCTAAACGGCGATCAACCGCTGGTTCAGATGCAGGAGCAGTTGCTGGAGATTGAAATGCCTGCCGATGCGCCCGTGACGCTGCGGACAGACTGGACGCTCCAGTCCTATGCACGCTTTCAGAAATTGATGGAGCGGGTGCGGCCCAAGCTGGTGGTGATCGACTCCTTGATCGGCTGCTCTGGTGGTCGGGCGTTTGACGAAAACAAGTCTGACTTCGCCACCCCGCTCTACTGGCTGACCCGGAACAACGGGGTGCTTTTTCCGGCCACCACGATCCTGATCATTCACCACGCCAACAAGACCGGCGGCTTCAGGGGCACCAGTGCAATCCGGGACGCTGTAGACGAAACCTGGAGCCTGCGACGCCCCAGTGATAAGCAGCTGGAGCAGACCGGAGCCAATGCCCGCATCATCACCGTTGAAAAATCACGTTCCGGTCGCGGGGGCACCAGTTTGCTGCTGCGTCAGGAAGCCGACCTGAGCTTCACGCTGGCGGATTGGACCCCAGAGGTCGATCCGGCTGAAACAGCCCCCTCAGGGATCATCGACCGTGTGCTGCAGCGGCTTCGTGTCGTCTATCCAGCCGGTAAGACGCGCGATGAGCTGAACTCCGATCCGATCTGTGGGGGCAGCGTTGCCGGAATCAGGAAGGCGCTCCAGCGTTTGGAAAAGCGCGGGCTGATTCACGTGACGGAGGAGCGGAAGGCGGAAGGAAAGCGCGGGAGTGCCAGCAATGTTTATCAAGCTGTTCTCTCTCCCTCGCGTGGAGAGGTAGGAAATACCTGTCCCACTAAGGAAAACCCCAGTGGTACAAACGGATTTAAAGTGGGACAACAGCCCAAAATTCAGGAAGGTGTCCCACTTAAATCGAATGTGGGACAACCTGCCCCTAAAAAAGGAGGCTGTCCCACTTCGGACCTCAGTGATACCAGTGGATCTGGTCAGTGGGACACCTCTGGGACATATCCCCACGCGCGGGAAGAGAGATCTGCAGCTGAGCTGGATCGGCTAAAGGAGGAAGCCGCACGGCTGTGGGACTGATGAACTACTTCAGCCCGCCTAACTTTTTCCTAGGGCTGCTCCGGGTTGCCGGGTGGCTGTTTTGGAGAGATCCCGTGGCTAAGCCGGAACCACCCCAGCCGAAGCGTCCCAGGAAGCCGACCCTGGGATACACGGTTGGGGACATCCCCTACGAGCTGTTGGCCGTGGTGCGGATCTCCTGGTACCGCAAGGGCATGGCCTACGAGGTCGAGGAGTACCAGATCGAGGAGTCGGACGACGCCCAGAAGCAGTTCCACTACATCGTTGGGACTGCTCTGCGGCAGGGGGCTGACGTTTGCGTACTCACGCAATACGAGCCAGCTGCTCTTGGTGTGCCGGAGTAGGTGCCCGGTGGCTGGTCCTCCCGAGGTGCCAGCCTCACCGCAGCCGGGCTACTGCGGACTACCCGTTCCCCTCAAAGAAAGGACGGAGCACAAAGGTAGCGATTCCAGGCCGCCGCTGCCACATTGCAGAGTGTTACAGGACCGGCTTGACACCCTGCTGGTCATGTGTAACTCTAGGGACAGGTCAGCAACCGCTGGCCGCTTCAATCAAGTATCACAATGAACACGCACACTCCAGTTGACAACTTCAAGCTCAGCCCCTGGTACTTCGCCGTTAGCTGGGCACGGCGCATCCTCCAGGACAAGATCGTCCAGCACGAGAAGAACGGCTTCAACCCCGTTTACGACATCCACCAGCTCCAGCAGCTTGACGACCTAGAGCAGTTCCTCAAGATGAGCTGGGACGAGTGGATGCAATCCATCACTCCCGAGCAGACTGTTAAGGGGCTGGGCGAATGATCCTTGAACTTGATGACTTCTCGATGGATACCGATGGCCTTGTCACCGTCACTGCTGTTGTTGATGAAATGGTGCTTGTCCACCACCAAACGCAGCTCGACCCAGCGGAGTACGGACCTGCCCTGTGCCGAGGCACCTTCTACCTTTCGGATGAAGATCTGATCCCGGCCACCGATGCAGAACTTGCCCGACTCTTCTACAACCGCATCGACGACTGGGAAGTGCTCCACCCGGACGATTGAGTGGAGCGAGGCTCGGGAACTCCGTAATTCCAGCGACTACGACGACTGTACGGTACACTGAAGACCTGCTACGCCACACCTATGCACGAGTGGAAGTCCATCCCTAGTTGTCCTGGTTACTCCGCCTCAAACACAGGTTCCATTAAGGGTCCGCGAGGTGTACTCAAGCCGTATCTGTCAAAGATGGGCTACTACACCTTTAAACCTGGACGTAAGGGAAAAACCACTTATGTACACAGGGCAGTAGCTGAAGCATGGCTGGAGCCGACCGGAGCAGTCGTAAACCACATCAACCACATAAAAACGGACAATCGCGTATGCAACTTGGAATGGTGTACTACTCAACACAACGTGGCCTGCAGCAACTTGGTGCATGGCCACAACAAGGCCAAACTATCTAAGGAGGACAAAACAGCAATCGTTTCGGAGTACCACCGTGGAGGAGTTTCACAGCGCCAGCTCGCCAAAAAATTCGGCGTTACCCAACGCACGATTTATAACGTTTTGCGATCCGCGCAATGATGACGACTACGACACGTTTGAGTACGGGACCGAGCCCATCCCAGGCGATACGCACTGGGTCCGGGCTCGCACCTTGACCCAGCTGTATAGACATTTGATATACGTGTTTGCCACCAGCGACACGATCTGCTCCAGCAGACTTGCCAATCTGGCCATCCACGAGATTCTCAAACTAAGACTCACCGATCTCACTCGGCTAAAACACCAAGACCCCAACTTCTTTGCATGACTGACTGGTACGCCGACTACTACCGCCAATCACGCGGATACAACTGGCACGATCTGATGGAGATGCGCCAGCAAAAGCCTCAGTCCAACTTGCCTGTGCCGGACGTGTTCCAGCACAGGTTTGCGGACCGCGCAGAATACGATGCTTGGGTTGAAGAGCGGCGCAAGCTGTACTTCGGCTGATCACTACTGGATTTACATGACTGAAATTTCGACGCTGCCCTTTTTCCGGTCCTACCTGCTGGGGGGCAGGTCTGTTTACCTCGATAAGCTCTCGGAGTTGGCTGACTCCGAGCTAAACCTGCTCAACATTGAGACTTTGTCTGCCCTCAATGAGGCTCGTGCCCAGTACGACACCATTGAGAACAAGCAGAGCGAGGAAGCCGGTCACATCTACCGGCGTATCAAGGTTGCAGGGTATTTCCAAGCTGCAATCAAGCTCGAACTGGACTCCTAGTCGGGCCTTTCTCTACTACACTGCTCGCGTTCTTACCCATGAACATGCACATCCTTTCTGATTCTCAGCACCAGGAATTGGCACACGCTCTGGCCAAAGTCCAAACCATCCTGGAAAGCTGCACCAGCGTGGTGCTTGATAGCAAGCTCGCTACCTCTACCGCCAAAGCCACTGCGAAGTCTCAAACTAAGACTCGTAAGTCCAGCGGCAAGAGGGGTGTGTCGGTGCTGAACGACGCCAAGGTCATGGAGATCAAGCGTCAGCTGGCTGCTGGTAACAAGTCCGTGGCCAAGATTGCCCGTGAGTACGGCGTTCACATCACCACCATCAACTGCATCAAGTGGGGCAAGACCTGGAAGCACGTTCAGCTCCAGCAGGAAGTTACGGCCTGATGTCGATCCTTCCTGATTACGAGATCTTCTGCCTGGCGCGGAAAGGTCTCGTGGAACCCTTCGATCAGGAAATGATTAACCCGGCCTCACTTGATGTGAGGCTTGGGGAAAATCTCCTGGTTGAAATTCCAACAAGCCCGGAATTTGTCCCCTATTCCATTGCGGGGCATACGAAGGAAAAACCGTTCATGCTCCAGCCACATGAGTTCGTTCTCGCGGAGACGTTCGAGTGCTTCTCGGTGCCGAATGTTGTGGCTGGGCAGCTGGCGCTTAAGTCCAGTCGGGCTCGGGAAGGTATCGAGCACTTGATGGCTGGGTATGTCGATCCAGGTTTCAAGGGGCGGCTGACGCTGGAGCTGCAAAATGCACGCGCTATGCATGCAGTCGCTCTGTGGCCTGGGATGCGGATTGGGCAGATTGTGTTCCACAAGATGTCGCTCCTGCCGAATAAGGACTACTCAGTCACCGGGCGCTATCAGGGAGACCTAAGAGTTCAAGCCTCTAAAGGATGATGAACGAGTTCAAACTGTCGGCTGTTGATGCTGTCAATCACCCCAGTCATTACACGGCTGGGAAAACTGAAGTGATTGATGTGCTCGAAGACTGGGTGAAGGCCGCGCCCGATGCTGTAGTTGGTGGCCTTCAATGGCAGGTTATCAAGTACATCAGTCGGATGTGGTTAAAGAAGGATCCCTACGAGGATGCTCGAAAAGCCCAGTGGTACCTCAACCGTCTGGTAAATCATCTGGCGACAGAGGCTTATCAGGAAAAATGAGGTACTGGTGGCGGATTCTCGCCAAGGCCGTTGGTGAAAAGGCGCACCAGCACAGCCGGGTCGCAGATCAGGTTGCGATGGTGCGTCTCTTTATCCTTGGCGGTTACATGATCACCAACGTTTTCATCTGCGCAGGAGTTATTCGCCACTGGAATGGGTAGACGCTTCAAACGCGGTGAGCACAACCTCAACGCAATCCTCACGCCAGAACTTGTAGTGAAAATGCGGAAACTTCAGAAACAGGGCTGGAGTTACAGCCAGCTCTCGGATGAGTTCGGCGTTGATCGCAAGCACGCCTGGCGAATTTGCAACGGTCAAGCCTGGAGTTCTGTCAGTGAAGTTTTGTCCTAAGTGCGGGAACAAATCGTTCCGCGTCAAAGAATCCCGGACAAGGGAGGCCAATGTGCGGAGGCGCACTCCCGCAACGAGAGTCAGGCGCCAATGCGGTGTTTGCGGGCATGTCGATACGTTTTTTGAGATCGACTCCGCGCAGATGAAACACTTCGAGGCGCTCCAGCGATTGGAGGAAGCCGTGGTGTTGCACCTGCAGCTGGATGACACTGACTCCTGCTACGCCTGTATTCACTGGGATGCCAACGGGTGTTCCATGCACCTGCCCGAAGCGGGTGGGACTTTTGCCACTGAATGTTCACTCTTCAAAAAGTCATGAAGCGACTTTCACTCAACATCGACGAGCGCGTTTGCATCGCTTGCGGCGGCAACACCAGGAACCCGCTGTACTGCGCCAAGTGCTATGACCGGACACCGGCCGGACGGGCGGATAAGTGCCGGGCAACAATGCTGTCGAGATACCGCCGTGTTGCTGATGGTGGTCCATGTCGGCACTGCGTTCACTGGGAGCATCGCTGCCTGCTCGGCTTTCCAGAAGCTGGAACGCTCCACGCAGAAGGGTGCGCTGCCAGGGAAGTTGAAGGTGTGCTAGAGTAGTACACGAACCCGCCCTACCAGGCATGAAAATTCTCCAAGGCATCCAGCATCTCCACACCCTGGACGATGCCAAGCTCGTGGCGTTTGACGTTGAAACCACCGGGCTCCAGCCGAAGATCGGGGGATTGCGGTTGCTCCAGCTGGCTACGCCGGGACAAGACCCTGTGGTGCTGGACTTTTGGGAGTTGTCCGACGAAAACCTGATTGAGCTGGAGCAGTTCTTCGAGGTGGAGCGGACCTGGGTTGCGCACAACGCGGTGTTTGATTTGGGGTGGTTGCAGGAGCACGAGCTGTATCCGCAGGGGCGCGTGCTCTGCACCATGCTCGCCAGTCGTGTACTAACCAACGGGCAGGTAAATGTAAAGCATGGCCTACAACATGTTGTGCGGCGCTATCTCAAACGCGAGATTTCGAAGGAAGAGCAGCGCAGCGATTGGTCCCAGGATCTGACGCTTAGTCAGATGGAATATGCGGCCACTGATGTGCTCGTGTTGCTGGATTTGTACCAGCAGATTGAGCAGCGGATGGCGGAAGGTATGCACTATCACGCTTGGTATCTGGAGTGCAATGCACTGCCGTCAATGGCGCAGTTGTGGCGAACTGGACTGCCATTTAACAAGCAGGATTTGGAAAAGGTAATCGAGGACCTGGATATTGAGCACGTAGAACTTGGTGAGAAATTTATTGAGGATTTTGATGCTGCGCTGCCCGATGAGCACAAGCTCTGCCGGGGGATTGATGGGAAGCTGCTGTACCAGACCAAGCCTGGGGCGAAGGGTAAGAAGCCGGATCCCAATGTCTTCAATCTCAATAGCCCGGTGCAGCTGCTGAAGAAGTTCACGGCGCTGCTGGGTAAGGCGCCGATGGATATGAAGTCCGAGAAGCCGAGTGCCAGTCGGTCTGCGCTCCAAGAGTATGTCGGCGATCACAAGGTGGTGGCTGACTACTTGCGGTGGAAGCGGGTGGAGAAGCGGCGGCAGATGGCCGAAACTCTGCTGAAGAATCTGGCGGATGATGGGTTTATCCGCGCCAGCTACCTGCAGATGGGGGCGGATACGGGGCGCATGAGTTGCATGAGTCCAAACCTTCAGCAGATTCCCAGGGATGTGCGGTTCCGGGCTTGTGTTCAAGCTCCAACTGGTTGGCGACTGGTAGTTGCGGACTATGGGCAGATGGAGTTGAGGTTGGCGGCGGCAGAAGCGCAGGATCCCTTAATGACCGAGGTGTTCCAGCAGGGGAAAGACCTTCATACGATTACGGCGACGCAGATTTACGGGGTCGCGGAGGATGAGGTTACGAAGGAGCAGCGGCAGGTCAGCAAGTCGGCCAACTTCGGACTTCTTTACGGGAGTGGGGCAAAAGGACTTAGGAATTACGCCGCAACAATGGGAATCCAGATGGATCTTGATGAGGCGGCGGAGGTGCGGAGGAAGTTCCACGCTGCATATAAAGGCATCGCCGAATGGCAGCAGCAAAATGCTCGCGCTGCTGATGCGGCTAAGGGGAATCCATCTATCCGCATACGCATCTCGGGCTTGCGGCGGTTTCTACCGGGCGAGAACAACAAACTCACCACGCGCTGTAACACTCCAATCCAAGGAGCTGGTGCCGCCGTCCTCAAACTTACGCTTGGCAAACTGTGGCCGCTCCTTAGAGCCGACGGGGAGGAGATTGTGCGCTTGGCCGGCGTGGTGCATGACGAAGTTGTGTGTCTCGTCCGAGAAGATCACGCCGAAAGATGGGCCGGTATCCTTTCTTCCGTAATGGAACAGGCCGAGGCACGTTGGTTAGGTGATATACCTCCGCTAGCTGAGGCAAAAGTGGGAATTAGCTGGAATGAGTGTAAGTAAAGGTATAGTGGCGGGGTTGCGGCGCTCCAACGCCCAACCCCCGACCAACCGCATCACCGGCTGATGGATCAGAGTATAGGCGTCCGCTTTTGGACGAAAGTTCAGTGCGCTGGTACTAAGCAGCAGCACATGCAAACTTGCTGTTGGGAATGGCAAGGAGCTACAAACAGGGATGGCTATGGCCGTTTTCGTAACGGGCGAAAACACGAACGTGCCCACGCCATGTTGCTGTGGTGGTCTACAGGTACTAAGCCGGCTTATGTAATGCACATATGCGATAACCCTTGCTGTGTTCGCCCCAGTCATCTAAAGGACAGTACACACAGCATGAACATGCTGGATGCTTACGCAAAACACCGGCGGCCGAGCTGTTCTCCAGGCGGATTAACGCACTACAAAGCTCGTTTCACCGCTGCTGAAATATCGGATATTCGAGCTCGCTATGCCGCTGGTGAGACCCAAAAAAGTATCGGCACCAGCTATGGAGCGCATCAAAGTCACATCAGCCAGATAGTGCGCGGTAAAAGTTATAGGTCTTTACCTTCGGCCGAAGCTAAGGTCGGATTGAGCTGGGACCAAGCCAAGTGATCGAGCTGGCGGAATATCTAGTAACGATGTGGCCTCGTCATGGGGCCACTCATGCTTTGTTTGTGGAAGCTCCAGATGCGTTCACGGCGCGGGAATATGCGCTGCGGATTTGCCCGGATCAGCATGTCGTCAGTATCCGCCGGACTACAGAGGCGGTCTCACCAGTAGTCTCGTGAGTCGCACCGGCAGGGAGATTGTGCTGGAGTGGTTGTATCGGGAAATTCGTGCGGCCAAAACGGCGGATTTGCAGCGTGCGGCCGCATTCCTGGAGTGGGCGCGGGGAATTAGGAAAGGATGCGCCAAGCAGCGGGGGAGTGCGCGGGTGTCCCAGTCCAATGCCTGGCGGAAAAATGTGGATGGGGATGTCCGGTGGTAGGACTACTGCGACACAGTATGCTATTGTGTAGGAGAGTAGAGACAGGACTATGCCGCTCCGCCACGGATCGAAAATTTATTGCCAGCTGTTGCTAGACGCCAACCGCTACAAGCTGGCTGAGCAGTTGGCAGCGGCTGAGGGGAAAAAGGTGACGGGTATGTTGCGCGAAATGGTTTACGCGGCATTGGAAAAAGCCCTGCCAGCTTCGGAATACAAGGCGGCTCTTGCTGCTGACGAAGCGGTTTGGAGAGAGTCGGTGAAAAAGCGGGTTGAGGGAAGAATGCGCTCCAAGCAAGAACAAGGGGAGTCAGATAAAGACGCATAAGACTCAGTCGCACGTCTTCATAGTCTGGGGGAATCAGGATAAAATCATTAGGCTTACACAGTAAACACTAAAAAGCGATGACGCGCTACGCGATCATGGCCGGGGATCGGTGGATCACCGCCGTCTACCCCGATCAAACACTCCAAGTCACTACTCGCAAAGAAGATGCCTCCAGCTGGAGCACGCATGATCGTGCTGCCGCTGTTGCACGTGTCGTTGCCGAATGCACCAGCAAAACCGTGGTGATTCATGCTGTTGAAGAACCTGCCTACCGAGGTGTGAAGTGAATCCGTTGCAGTGGGATCTCGATCAGGAAGTTCAGCTCGGGGAAGGTGTATCGCGCACCAGCTCGGAAAAGGCGAAATTGTACGAGTTGCGGATTTGGTTGCCGGGGCAGGGGCCGATGCGGGATTTGGTGCGGGCGGAGTCGCTGAAGCAGGCGATCGAGTTTGCCCAGAATCGTTACCCCAAGTGTCGGGTGGAAGTGCCTGGTTCTGTTGCCGGGAAACCTAAACTGGCGCGGTCATCCCCCGGTCCCAAAGAAACGGCCCGGAGGCGTCTCAAACTTGTGGAGAAACAGAGTGAGCAAAACTGAAGTGCCCCAGTGGGCAAAGGAAGCCTGGGGTCGCGTGATCGTTGATCAAAGTCGGGTGGATTTGCTCGAACAGCTCTATGCCTGGGATGGTCGGGATGACAAATCTCATCCGTACCATCACACCTACACCGGGTTGTACGAGAAGTACAACGGCCGTTAAGCCGAGTCTCGATCCAGTCCAAATTGGCTGGCTAGGTTGTCCGCTGCTTCGTGGATAGCCCAGTCAGCCTTTGTTCTTTCCAGCTGGTGGAGCGTGTTCAAGATCAGCGCGGCCTCCAGCAAACCGCGATAATCGCCGGAGTTGAAGCGGTCGATCAACCACTGGTCGGTGGCTGCTTTGTGAAAACTGGATTCGGTGGAGTGTTCGATGGGACGCATGGCTTCACGGTCGGATTTTGACGTACCAGCCCGTGTCGTTGCCATCCACGAGCCACCTTGGCAACCAGTTTTTGCGGGAATACGCGATTCCGGCGCCACCTTTGTGGCTGATATACCCGCCGGCCGCCAAATTTGCCTCGCCGTAGGGGTCGTTATGGATGAAATGTGTTGGCGTGAATCCGACGACAACGCTCCAGTGCCCGCTTCCGGTTGGATTGCTTGGGGTGCCGTGGTGTAGCCAGCCGACGGGAGTGGGGTAGCCGTCGGTGATGAATTGCTCCAGCAGATCTTTGGTGCCTTCCATCTCGAAGCTGGCTTTCAAGCCCAAGGAGCGGAGTGCAGCGACTTGCGCATTGGCGTCGGTGGTGTCACCGAAGCGAGCGCGGATCTTGTTGTACTCGTAGTCGCCAGAGATCTTGCCGTAGTACCGGGCGACCATTGCGCAGCTGGAGCTAAAGCATTGGCGGTAACCCTTGGGGCCGTCATCTGTTCCAAGCTGATATTCGTAGGGCACGCGGAGAATCTTTTCTTTGGCCTGTACAGGTGGCGCACCTCCGGCGTGCTGGTCCATTAGCTGGATCAACTTGCCGGCGTAGTTGGGATCAGTTGCGTAGCCTTCTTTGACAAGCCACTTTGCGGCTTCCTCGCGGTTGCCGGCGTTATTACATCCGCGATATTGCTTGTAATCCTTGTACCAGCGCTCCACCAGATACATCACGCTGGAGAGCAGGTCCGGGAAGTCGATGAACTCAGCGGTGATTGTGATCCACTGGTTATTGATGAACTCCTGGGTTTTGGTGCCGGTGCCGCTTCCCTTGAGGCCGAAGTAGTTGTGGCGGCCAGATACGAATTTACCGTAGCCGGATTCGCAAGCCCATTGCGCAGCAACAAGTTCGGGGAATTTGGCGCCAGCAACTCGGGCAGCCTCAAGGACGCCTTCCCAGCTATTAGGGAAGTTGCTTTGCTTGCCGGCAACACTCCAGGTTTTGAACCAGCCTTGGTCGCGGCCGAGAATATGCGGATTCGCTTTGTCGATGGCTTGCTCCAGCTCGGTGATCGCCGCGAGCTGGTGGGGTAACGCTCTGTAGTAGCGGAAGAGATCAGCGAGGCGGATCTTGTTGGATGCCATCGGACCAAGGAGCGTGGATACTCATGGCGCCTCCTAAAAGGCGACTATCGCCGGTTTGTAGTTCGTCGTTGATGGGTTCATTAACGACAACAGGTGTTGCTGCGGATGGCTGAGTTGCGTGCCAGTCCTCGATGGCACGATCCAGTCGGGGTTTGAGCGTGGCGTTGAACTTGAAGTCCTGTGCAGCTTTCTGCACGTCGTCGCGCCAGTCCCTTGTGCTGAATCGCGCCAGCCAGGTTGTACTCAGGACTTTTTTCTACCGATAGCGTTGAGAATGCTGATCACCAGCTGTACCCAGCTATTGCTGCGGATAGGCAGCAGGGTGAGAATTTCAGAGCCGGCGGCAGCCACGATGGCGATTGCGGCGAGAACGGTGGGATCCATGGAAATCTGGAATCTCGCTGAAGTTTACCTGTACTAGATAAGAAGGGCCAGCGCTTAATAGTTTCTGCCGCTACCTTTTGCATAGCGACACCTCGGTATGGACCATCAGATTATGGATGGCGAATACTTAAACAAAAAGGAAGCGACGTTAAGGTTTAGACAAGAGATTATTTGGCGGTGGCGTAATAGATGTGCTTACTGCAATTCAGATCTGGGGCGGTCGGCCACGCTTGATCATGTGCTGGCTAAAAGTAAAGGCGGCCACACCAATCCGAGGAATCTGATACCCGCGTGTCTGTCGTGCAATGTTCGGAAGGCGAGTCGGGACTGGCGGGAATGGTTTCGGGAGCAGGATTTTTGGGATCAGCGGCTGGAGGTTGAGATTGAGGAATGGATTGATCCAGCTCAGGCTGCGTAGGATCCCAGCCCATTCCTTCTAGATACATGCGGGCGATGTATTCGTCTTCTGCATACCGGCAGATGCTGTCTTTGCAGGCGCGGTAGTAGATCTCGCCGCGTTCGTTTTCCAGTTGCTCCAGGGAGAAGCCGCCTTCAAATTTGCTGGAGTGGACGATCATTTGTTGTAGCCGACGCGCATTTCGATTTGGCGAACGCGGGTTTCGAGGTCGCTAAGGCGTTCCTTGCTGTCATTTTTCAGCTCCTGAATATCAGCCGCCACAGTGTTCACCGATTGATCGAGCTTGGCCACCTGTATAAAAAGTCCGGCAAGACCGACCACTGCAGCGGTCAGCAATGCCGGGACAATCTGTGTAAATGGGCTTTCGGGCGGCTTGGCCGTGATCAGCACCTCTTCGTGGTGTTCCATCGTGAGGCAGAATCGGCCTTTTTTGTAGTTTAACTAGCCTTTGCCCTGCCCTCTTAGCTTTTTGCGGTTACGCGGGCGAGAATGTTGACCCTGCCCGATGCTGGTGCGCTTCGGCTTGCCGGGCTTGTGCTCAACACGCCCCAGTGCGGTTTTGCTTTTTACCGCCATCAGTCAAGCTCCGGCCACGGGATCAGGTGCGGTGCAGGATTCGGCATGTGTGCGTTTTTGTCCTCGAAATAGATTTCGGCAGGATTTGTCACCAGCGCAGCCAGCTCTTCAGTGGTGGTGACCTGTGAGATTTGATCCTCACGCAAGCCGCTGGTAAGACGCACCTCGTCGCGGTATTGCTTGACCGCTGCTGGCACGTCAATGCCAGTGTCAGCTTTGCGAATGATGTACCAGTCAGATGGGGCGAGCAGGCTACCGGCGATCTGTTTTTGCTGGGTAATCCACTCGGTTTTCAAGCCGCGATTGATGATCTGCACGCCATCGGCATCAAGCACGGGGTCGCCGTTTTCATCAACTGCTGGCTCATCTTCCAGACGCTTCGGCAGGTTGTGGTCCCAATAGAAGCGGGTATCGACTGGCGCGGGGTCTGGCTCCCAGGTGATGCCGATAGCAGCTTTCTCGTCTTCGCTGGAAAGACGGAGCCAGTTGGCGGGATATTTGACGCCATTGGCGTCGGTGAAGGGGCGGTCTACTGCCAGCGGCTGACCGTTAAGTTCGAATCCCATGGCTAGATCGTAGCGGTGGTGGATGCCCGTTTCATAGGTCAGCGGGCGTTGGCTGGGTGAGTACGGCGACGGCCTTGAATAATGTCGCCAACCGTAGTCACACTTATTGAGAACATTTTGGCAATTTCACGTCTTTTAAGTACGCCGCCAAGTGCTCTGATCATTTCAGCATCCTCGTCGGATAATTTCGCCATAGGATGTTTTTCGCCTTGCTTGTTTGGCATTACATAAGCTCTTCGATTTTTTACCTGTTCAGATGCTGTAGCCCAGCAGCAGTTATCAGGCGAGTAAGGACCAGCATTATTTTTTCGCTCTAGGGAATGTTTTGGCGATGGTTTTTCTCCCATGTCTCGCAAAAAAGCTGCAAAATCATTGCGCCATTCATCGCAAACTGTAATACCTCGGGCACCGTATCGTTCGTAATTAGTAGAACTCTGGTTATAGCAACGTGCCTTCATAGACTTCCACGTTATATACAGTGGGTGATTTTTAAGTCCGTGCTTGTAATTCATCGCGCTGTTGCAGGGGGTACATTTTGACCACCGAAACTCATTTCGGCAAAGGCGGCGAAGATGTACGTCTGACCGGATTCGTTGTAATCAGTGTTTGTGGTTCTCACCTTGAATCCATTAGACAAGAAATCTATGTGAGCGGTTGTTGTTCCTTCAGCGGCACTACTGTTTGGTAAGATGTACTTATCGACGGGATTGTATTCATTTCTTGTTGCATCCAAGAGGTACCAGTTCCCGTTCGCTACTCCAGTGGTTGCCTTCTTAAGTAACAAGAACCTAATTTTAAACCCTGTATGCACAAACGGACCATCGCTGGAACCATTGCCGGTGTAGCTGCCGAACTTGCTGTAACCCGCGACTTCGGAGAAGCAGTAGGCGACAAAAGTGTCGGTATTACCGTTTACTTGATTATCAAAACCATATGATGACAATGCATTTGTAAGATTGAGATATAACGCACCATTTGTATAGCTTGTCAAAGTAAATGTGCTTGCGTTAGCATTGACCCCGGCGGTAGTTTGTTTGTGCTGTACGATCCAGGTTCCTGTATTAGTTGCAGTATTATTGACTCGTTTTTTAATAATTACCATGTCCGGTTTAACACCTAGATCATGCCCAACCGTTGCGCCATTTGTGCCGTTCCCCGTATAGGTAACAATCGAGAACCCAGCGGAGGGGTTGGCGCTGACCGTGCTGGTGATGGTGCCTGCGTTGTTGCTTGAGCCAGCTCCGCCTGCGTCCCAGCACCATGCGGCGTAGGTGCCTCCGCTGGCGTTGGTTGCCCCGCCGCCCGATCCACCTAAGTAGGTGTCATTGACAGTAAAACCGTTTGCATCAAAAGAAGAAATAAGATCTGAGGTATTGCCGGATTCAGCATTAGTTGCATTGGAAAATAAAGTCTTACCGGCACCTCGCACTGCATCTTGAAGGACGTGGCTGTTAGTGGAGTTCCTTCGTTTAATCCACAGAAAATCAGGTTGAAACCCGAGCAACGTAATGCTTTGATTTGATGCGGCGCCGGAATACGCAACCACGTCCATGTAACTGCTCGGCTTCTTAATCGACGGCTCGGGCAGGTTGGCGGTGTTCAGTGCCTTGTAGCCGGTCGGTGGGGTGTACGCAAAGGCGCGTTGGCCGAAGTTAAATACAGCAGATTGTGTTGTCCCTGTGTTTCGATAAATGGCAATAGCAGGATAGTATCCAGCAGGCAGGTTGTAGTTTAAGAGATCCGTGTAAGCTGCACCCTGCGAAACACCATTCTTATAAAAAGTAATCGATCCGCTGTCTGCATCGAGAGCAACGCCAATAACATCATTGGTTGTCCACGTTGCACCATAAGCGGAATAGGAGCCGCTTCTGGCCTTGTACGCATTATTTGTATATGCAAAGCCGCCGTTAAAGGCGCCTATGCTTGTTGCATTTGGGTATATGGCCAGTGTTTGAATAATTCCCACCTCCATCCAAGTTCCTGCTGAGGTGGAGATGGCTGTAGGAGTGATTTCCCAATAAAACTTGCCCGCAGTAATTGCTTGTGTCCCAGCGGCACCTACAAAAAGGTTTGAACCGGCTGCAACAGAAACCTCTAGATTTCCATTCGTTGCTGGAATTAAATAACCTGTATTAGCGATAATCGGATTCAACGTACACCAGTTCGTCGTCGGCGTGTCGCTCAGGACATCATTGCCTGCACCAGCAGTGACGCTGAAGGCATTGGGCGTCCAGTTGTTGCCGTTGCCGCTGTAATCTTTGCCAAGCGTGGTGGCTGTGGTGTTGCTATTATCCGCGAACGTCAGATAGAAGCCGTTGGTGCCGTAGGATCCTGCGTAACGCTTCGGAATCCAGGCGCCGGTGTCGGGGTCGGTTTCACCGAAGGATGATGGGTCAAGGACAGAGCCGTCGATAGCGTGAATCTCCGCCATGTAGCCATCGAAGCCGTAACCCGGCGATCCTACATAAAGCAAATCACCGATCACATTGTTAGAGGTGCTGTTCCATAAACAATCAAAGTTAGAGCTAGGATCCGTTGAAGCAGAAAAAGATGTTATCTCTTGATTGTTTACATAAATCCGCATCCGCTGTGAAGCAGTCCCGGAGGGGCTATTGAATACAAAAACAAGGTGATACCAAGCACTCGCATCTCGGAAGACCTGAGTGCTGTTTCTGTTGTAACTATATCCTGTTCCGTTCCAGTAATACCACTGCAGTGTGTCTGAGCTAGTAAAAAACGCCTCAAAATAAGAATTAGGACCTGTATAAGATCCAAACAGACGGGAACTTTGTCCGAGTTTTCCCCGCTTAACCCACATTGAAATGGTATAGGTGCGCCTGTTCCCCGCACTCGCCGGAGTCCGATTGAGGTACGCCGAATCCGCCGAGTTGAACCGCAAGCTCTGGTCGATCTCGTACGCCTGTGCGCCGCCAAACAGCATTAAGTTGGCAGATCCGGGGACGCCCATTAGCTGAAGTTTGCGATCAGTTGTGCTTGGATGCTAGTCGTAGTCCGCACCGTATAAACCAGCAGATCCACCGCGTTGGCAGTTGTCGTCAACGTTGGCGCCGTACCAGTAGGAAAATCCCAGTAAGTTCCAAACGCAAGGGTCCGGCTGCCGGTGCCATCCTGTGAAATGAAGATCGCACCGCTTTGTCCGGCAGTGATGTTGGTTGGATTTGCCAGCGTGCGGTTGCCGCCCAAGGTCACGCTGTAATTGTTCGCCAGTGCAAAATCCGGGGTGATGGTGGCACCATCGGTCAATGCAGTGATTGCGCCGCGTTGTGCTGCACTGAAGCTCTGCGCCAAGCTCAGCAGCGGCACCGTGCCAGTGGCATCCGGGAAAGTAACCGTCCGGTCAGCCGTGGGGTCGGTGACTGCCAGCGTGGTTTCAAAGCCATCTGCTGTGCTGCCTTCAAACGTCAGCGAACCAGCAGTGCCAATTTCAAGGTTGCCGGTGACTGTGCCCCCAGCCAGTGCCAAATAAGTGCTTGCAGCAGTAGCACCACTCAGCAAACCCAAGTTGGCGCTAGCAAGCGTTCCAACAGTGACGAAAGCACTGTTTGCTGCATTGCGGATTTTTAGCAGACCCGTCGTTTCGTCTGCCCACCACTGATACGCATACGTGGTAGCCGGTTCGGTGGCACCACTGTTATTGGTCGAGATCGCGCCTAATACACCGTTGAGGTCGGAGCGAACGGCCGATCCTGTGCCGTTGGCTATGACGTAATCGTGCTGTGCCACAGCTCAGGGACTTTTCAATAGTTCCACTTTAACCGCCGCGTCCATATCCAACAGCAGTCCACACAAAGTTCCGAGAGACCGCCGTATCAGAGGCGTTGAAGAACGTCACCGTAAAGCCACTGCCGCTTACGCCTGTAACAGTGAAGTAGTCGCCGTTCTGCATGTTCTGGGCAGTAATCCCGATGCTAGGCAGGTAGGCGTTCACTCCACCCAACGTTGCAGTACCCGTGAAATAGGGGTGGGTAAAGGTCACGGCAGTTGCTCCGGCTGTGCTGGTGACAGGCGTGGTGGGCTGCTCCACTCGGCGTTGCAACCTGGCTTGATAGCCCAGTTCATCGATCAGGATGTTCTGCGCTGTGTCGTTACTGGTGAGTTGCGTGCGGAATTGGAAGCCGCGTCCGTTGAACGTGCCATTCACAAAGCTCTGCCAATCGCTCCAGGTCGGTGTTCCGCTTGGATCATCGTTGGTGCGGCGCAGTTGCAATGCGGCGTTGACTTGATCAATCGTGCTGCCGTCCCAGTCATCCCAGGTATCGACAAGTTCGTTGCGGCTGTCGATCAGGTCGCTTGGGAAATAGCCGCGAGTGACAAAGTAACGCGAAAGGTCCAAGGCAAAGACATTGCCCAGATCCAGCGTGTTGGCAAAGCTATATGTGCCTGAAGACAGGATATTGCCGAGGGTATCGAATGAAGGAATCGCATCGACATCGGCAATGTCATCCAAGTCGTCATCACCGTCAAGGGTCAGCGCATCAAACTCATCGCTGTAAAACACATCAACGCGATTGCCTTGGAACGGCGGAGCGTCCTGATCCTCCCGGCGATCTTGAATCAGCAGTGGATCCAGTGCATCGGGCAGATCAATGATCACGCTGGCTTCATTGACGCTTAGCCTGCCGCCGTCATCAGCAAATTTGACGAGAATCTCGCCTTCCACCAAAGGCACAACAGCCTCCGTGGCACTGCCGGATTTCGCCTCAATCAGGTCAACGCTGTTGCTCCAGGTGCCCGTGCCATCAGTCAGGTTGCTATGGCGGATGTAAACCTTGCCGCCAACCTTTACGTCAAGATCAACGGTCTGGTTCCAGCGCAAGCGACCGGAGTTGGCGCTGATTGCTTCAAACGTCAGATTCTGAACATCACCAGGAACAGCAGTTTTGCCGAGAATCTCGAAGGAATCAGTGGCAATCGGGCTGGCCTTACCGACACTGTTTAATGCACGGATTTGAACAGCAAGCGTTCCGGCTCGCGTCTGACGAATAGTGATATTGGGTGATGCTGTTGTAACCAGCGTCCAGTTGTCGTTATCAATGCGGTACTGGATTGTGTAGGACGTGGCACGTTCTGGTGGGGCGACCCAGCTCAGGTTGAAGCCAGAAAAAATACTTTGGCCGTCCTGGTACAGAAATTCTGTGCCCGTGATACCCGTGACGGATGCTGGGGGATCCAGCGTGTTGGTGATGTCACGGTCGGTCAGCTTGATGTTGGATTCAATCGCGTCGTAAATCGTGGCGTTATACGCCAAGGCAGTTACGCCGTAGATTCCATCGCCTGCATCAGCAACATTCAAAACGCGGAACTGTTGGGATTGAATATCGCTCGTTTGGATTAACCACACCGAATTAGAGTTCGGGGCTTCGCTAAATGCGGTTGCTACGTCAATGCGTGCATCATTGGTTGCGTAGGTGATTGCACTGATGATCCTGGTTTCCACCAAGCCAGTTGGCATCAGTACAGAAACCGTGGGGCTATTGGAGAGGTTGACCGAAAGATTGGCGCTGCTATCAGGTGTGATGCTGGTGGTCGTTGCAGATTTGACCCTGCCGCTGCGGCGTGTTGCAGCCTTGAGTGGGTCAGCAACGTCAATCACCATCCCAGGTCTGAGGATGACGCCGCTATCAATCGAAACAGAGAACGTAACGGTTTCAGTAAGGTTTTGTTCGCTAAGAAGTGCCCACTTACCAGCCCGATGCGCCTGACCTTGGCTGTAACAACCCAGCAACTTAATGTCCTTGTTCAAAATGCCGTATTTGGCTACAGCGTCTGAATCCTCCACATATTCGTATTGAACTTCGCCCTTGGATTCGTAGGTCTGGTATGCAACGGTGGCGGTAGTGTGGCGAGCCTTCTGTGATGTGCCGCTATACGTGAAAATGCCGTCAACAACATTGCTTGGTCCCAGCAGATATTGAGAATCTGTCGGTTTGTCTTGCTGCAGTACCAGCGCACCAGCGCCGTAATACGCGATGCCTCGGAAAAGGCTGGTCATCTCTTGGATGACGTTGTAAACATCGTCGCGGCTATTTAGCAGCAGGTTGCAGCTAAACCGTGGCTCTTGCCCTCCTTTGCCGTTGCTAACAAGCGCATTGCAATACTGACTGATTGAGTAGAAGTCGTACCGATCCAGGCTGCTGGCAGGCACGGATGCGCCATAGCGGGTATTGGTAAGCAAATCCCACAAGCACCAAGCCGGGTCATTGCACCAGGTAGCTGCACCAAACGTTCCATCCCAAACGCCGGAATACGTGACACGTCCTAAATAAGTTGTGGTGTCAACAGTGGCGTTAGATGGAAGCTGAACTTTGATGCCACGCAGCAGATATTTCCGGGTTGGAATGTTGCTGAACTGGCGAGCATCAAAACGCAGATACGCCAGTGCGCTGTTGGGGTAACGCAGCTTTTCGTCAATAATTTCTGTGTAGCTTTGCCAGTAAGTTTCGTTCTGAGTACGAGCGGTAGATGCGTCTGCGCTTGTGCGAACAACTTTGATGTCTACAGGAAATGCACCATTCAACGTGATCACATAGTCACGCTGGTAACGGTTGCTGGTTTTGCCGCTGATCGTGTCAGTAGCAACCGTGTTGTAACCGCCGCCGTTGTACTGAACTTGGATTTCAAGGCTGACGGAAGAACCAACGATGTCGCCGTTCTCAAGAAATACCTGCAGGGCAGGCACCATCACAGTGATGCGAACGCGATCTACGTCAGAGTCGCTAATTGAACGAACGACTGGGACGGCATTGGTGACTTCAACGTTTACGGCCGTCTCGCTTTCTGTTCCAGCAAGATTGGTGATATAACTCTGTGCCTGTGTGCCGGTGCGGGTGATGATCGTGTAGCCCTCAAAATTTGGATTGCCGCCCGAATCCAAAACAGGGGTGTCATCAAGAAATATGCCTTGGTTGCCGTTTTCAATGCCGTCAATTTCTCCTTCGCTAAGGAGATCCAGCACGGTTGCGTACTGAACGGACTGGAGTGAGTCATCGGCTTCGACAGGCGTCCGGCTTCCACCGCCACCTCCACCACCGCCGCCGCCTTTACCGCCACCACCACCGCCGCCGCCACCGCCAGCACCCGCAATGCCAAGACCCAGACCGGCGTTATGGACACGAATGCCGTTGGCAATAAACGTGTGATGACCTTCAACGGTCAGGTTGTAGACCGTGCCAGTGCCCAGATCCTCCTTGCCAACAATCGGGCGGAGGTGGTTGTTCCAGTCAACAAGGCAATCGTCTGAGCCGAGCGTCCCAATTTCGACGAAGGCGTTGAACTGGTTGAGAACCCAGTGGTTTGGTGTGGCATCAAGATGATCACCGC